TTGTTGACATCCGATAATACCTTTATCCGCGTCAATTTTTAAATAGACAAAGTTATCACCGTATTTTGCCATACCTCTAGTCCACATTTGTAGATTGGTGTTAACATCAAGTATGTTATAAAATAAATCGTCTAGTATTGCTTTGATTCGTTTTGAATCCGAATGTATTGTTAAAATTTGTCCTTTCTCTGATTTTGTGTTTGATTCTTCCGCATAAATGTCTAACGCCGCAGAAACTTCAGGGGTAAATTCCATACTTTCATAATCGTAGTATGCTGATAACCTATTTGGTTCATAGTAAACTGACTGATTATAAAGAGACATATCGAGTTTCGACCATTTGTCGGCGATATATTGCGTCTGTTTAGCTTGTAATAAAGCCTTTTCATATTCTTCTTTACTGTCTGTTTTCAGTAATTCGTCTTTCGAAAATTGAAACGATGGTGGTGGGGGTGACACTGTGTTACCCTGAAAACCGAAAGTTTTTGTTAATCTTTGAAAGATTGTTAATTCTTGTTTCGCCATACCTATAAATATTGATTATAATGTAAACATTTTTTTTATATTAATGAAGCTTATCTTCGTTTATTCAAACCCCCGAATAACCACGAGAAATGTTCATATTGTTGTTTTAAATTTTTTACCTGATCGTTCCGGAATAATGGATTATCGTGAACTGGTCTACCATCAGTCGTCATTGTACCTAGAGGGTCAAAAGCCCTCCCATAAGAATAGAATGATTGATTAGGTTCATAGGTTCTTTCCGATAACATCCAAGACTCCATTATTGATTTATTTATTGCATCTACCCGTTCAAGTTGTCCAAAACTCATATCTGCAATATAAAGAGCAATTGCCATACTCATAATAGCGTCGTCATGGGTACCTTTCATATGGTCAGGTCTACCGTTGACATATACAAAGGTGTTCAATTCATTTATCAATCTTTGAGATCTGACAATAAATCCGTGTCTCAAATGTTCTTCAAATGATGCAACAATCTGTGTACGTTTACTATTAAAGTTAATTCCGGGGATTTTCTCCATCGCTTTCGCGTTGTATTCCCAAATATTTTGTGTGTTAATTCCATCGATATACATATTTTTATATCCCATATCTTGGAATTTCCTTGCGGTGGCAATCCCCATCCCACCTGTGATATCGATACCAACAAACGCCTTATATAGGACAGCCCATCTATATGCGACCTCAGCTAAGTTATCGGGTGGAATTTTACCAACATACTCAAGAACCTGTTCCATTTCATCGAAATCAATTACACAAATACCTGAAAAGTCTTCACTATCACCCCTTGAAACATCTATTCCCATAACATATCGATGTCCTTCGATCGGTTCTTTCCAATGCCACATCGTCCCACTCATATATTTTTCTATGGGCTCTCTAATCATATTCTTAATTATGTTTTCACGAACTTCATACGGAATCACACTGTCCCCTGAACCAAGGAAGTCACATTCTATCTCTTGAGCAATCCTTCTTGGATCATATTTCAGTTTCTTCGCCATACCTTCATACCATGGAGAATATGGTTTATATCCAGCATCAAGTGTCTTTTGGTAATCTTTTTGTGGTATATTACTTAATATGAAGTCCTCTTTATCGTCATCATATAAGTCACGATTTAACATATAATGAACCATATCTTTTACTTGAACCCAAATTAAATTTTTCGCGTATCGTGGATCTTTGTACCATTGTAAATCAGAAATGTGGAAATTGTTAATTCCTTTAATTGCTTGGTTGAATACTGTGTAGTAAATTGGGTCAAAACCATTAGGTGTGGAAATAAGTATAATTTTACCACCCGTTGAAAGTGATGCCATAGAAGCTGCCCAGAAATCTTCCCCCGCTTCGATATATGCCGCCTCATCAAATATTAGGATAGTCGGAGTATAACCCCTCAACGCATCTTTAGATGTTGCGACCGCTTTAACCTCACATCCATTAAGTAACCTAAATCTACTCTCAGAGTTTTTGTTCGGGTCAAAATCAACCCTCATCCAGGCTGGCCATTGAACACAGAAACCACGAATTTTGTTTGCCATTTCAATTGCGGTATCCCGTTTGTTGGCAACGATTAGTACTTTTTCAGGACTTTCGGGGTCTGCCGTTTGTAATTTTTTTGAGACCCATGCGGATGTTACTGTTGTTACCCCCGCCTGACGATACTTTCTCGTTATGTTTTCATTGTAGTTTTCATAATCATTGATCAGATTTTCTTGGTCAGGAAAGAGATCCAACGGCACCATACGACCTTTACCTTGGGTATTATCAAAAGTTTGAAGATACGTTTTCAACGCGTACGGCGTATCTTTGATAATACGGGCATATTCTTTTAATTGTTCAATGTTAGCTGACATACCTATAAATACAAAAAAAGGTGGAATTTTCCACCTTTATCATTGTTTGGTTAATATTGTTTGAGTTAATCACGCTGATTACCTTGTTTACGCTCAACCATTTTTTGAATTTTCTGAGCTAACTCCCAATCTTCGTTGTCGATCGCTTTGTTCATTTCGAAGTTTAATGCGTTGAGCCCCATTGATGCGAGATCCATTGGTTTCGATTCTGCCTTAGGTGGTGGTTCATTCCCCTCTGCGCTTCCGATACCCAAACCACGTAGAAACGCATCCATATCCTCATCACTAGTTTCTTCATTAGCATCTTGAATGGTACTTTGTAATTCCACAATATCTGGTTCATTATCTTCATCTTCTGAAAATGTAGCTCTGACACCATCCATCAATTGAGTCATCATTTGTTGACCTGCTTCAGTCCCTTCAAGAACTTCTTTCATAAACACTAAGAACTGTCTTGCTTCTAATTTGAAAATCGCAACTAATAAGTAGTTTTGTAATTCTTGTTGATTTTCATCGAGTAATATTTCTTCTGGGAACTGTCCTCTAATTCTTTCCCATATAGATGGGCCTAATCTAATGTCCCATATTTCTTTTTCTAATGTATCTTCAGACTGACTAACTTCTCTCCAATTAGTTTCAGATTGTCCTTGTACACCAAATATTTCCATAACACCTTTGATAATTTCATGAACTAAAACAGGAAAATTAACACCACGAGCCTTAATTGTTGGTGGTTCTGTATTTCTATCGACCTCCTCTTTTCCCGCCAGATTTTGTTGATCCATAGCCCCACTCATTGCTTCATCAGGTAATTGCCAATACATCGAATCGTTTACTGACATCATAATTCCGTAATCCCTAATAAGTGTGTCTGATCCAGTAATTTCAGCGAGTCGGTCAGAAACTTCGTGATACATATAATACCCTTTCATAGCTGAACCTTGAATCATACTATTAATTAATCTTCGTTTTGCTTTTTCATAATCAAGATTTTCTAATTCAGCCGCAATTTCCACTTCATTCTCAACTTCTTCTTCATTTGGTTCTTCTTGTTCTTGACCTTCTCTATTAAACCCTTCCATATCTATTTCACCAATTCCCACGATTTTTACATCAAATTGAAATGCGTCTTCTGGAAGTTTCATTTGAGCTTTCACCACTTCAACTGCTAAATTTTCAAGTTCTTCTCTGTGAGCTCTTTCAGTTTGTATTATATTTTGTAACGCTCCCATCGTCAACCCAACTAAAGGTGTCATTCCATTCATACCATGTAATGAAATTTCTCTTCCAGTATACTGTTGCATTTTTTCAATTACTTGACGGTATCTTTCAGACGCTAAGAGTTCTTGGAAATTACTTTCCGGTCTATCTTCTGGTGGATTAGGAAATTCAGCCTTATCAAATGGCGTATCACCTTGTGATAATTTATCCTGAACACCTTGATCTGGAGCATTTTCAGGTGGTAGATCCATTGCCATTTCTCGAAGATTTTTCCTTATTGAACGAGATATACTTTTAGATGTGAGCTTCATAGTTTATTCTTTTTTTCTCGCCTTAGGGGCTGGGTTTATACCTGGACCTGGTTGATATGGGTTACCTTTTCTCCTTGGGTCTTTTTCTGGTGTTCCGGGTCTAGTCGTTGGTTTAGTTGTTGGTTCAGCAGGAGCTGGTGCGCCAGCGTTGGTAATACTATCA